CGACGAACATCTTCTGCTTCGGTCTCAGTTTTAGCATGACGCCCCCTACTCAAAAACTTCCTGCTCCCAGCCGCCGCGCTTTTTTGTGACCGATTTTTCAGCAACATCAGGCTGCTGCTGTTTCTTTGGCTTCGTCGCCATGCGTAACCTCCGCGAAAGGTTTTCCAGTGTCTGCGTGGATGCCGTAAGCCAGCACGATTGCGGCCAAAGTCCAGGACTCGATGGCCATCGCCAGCAAATTTCGTGGTCATGCTGCATTATCCTCCAATTCAATCAGCTTGTCCAAGTAGTGCCTGGCCTTGCGCAGATCGTCCAAGCCGCCGAGGCCGTTGGCCGCAATGAAGTCCCATGGCTGGATGGTCTTGGCCTTGTAGTGCTGGCCGCCGACCTGGGTGTCGTTTGCTGTGCTCATGCGAACACCTTGTCCCCAGCATGCTGCCATGCTGCCTGGGAATCGTAGAAGCGCCAGGAGCTGGTGTCGGCCTGGTCAAAAGTCTGGCGACCGTTTGGCAGGCCGGTCAGCCAAGAGAAAAACTCAACCGTCACTCGGCTTGAGCTGCGGCTCAAAACCACGCCCTGTTTTTCGATCTGACCATCATTTCCGATGGTGTGAAAAAACTTCTGTCTCGTTTCAATCATGTGAGTGCTTCCTAACTTTTATGTGGATAACTTTGTCCCTGACTTTCCGCATCCCGGTGCCCCTATTGCCCCTACCGTATACGGTTTAGGGGCGTTTAGGGGCGTTTTTCCGGGCTTTTGCCCCTATCGCCCCTGACCGCCCCAGGGGCACTTAGGGGCATTTAGGGGCGATCATTTTTCGCATTTTTCTGCATCAGCATTGCGCTCGCCTGTGCTTGGTTGATGAAAATCCAGCCGTGCTCGAACGTCTCCAGCGTGCCTGCGTTGAGCATCTGTTCGATGATCGAACCCGATCTGGATGCCTCGGTTTTGTTCTTTGCCGTACGCTCTGAGTCACCATCCTTGACCAGCAGCTCACGCAGCGCCGACCGACTGACGTAGGGTAAACCCTCACGCTCTTCAGCACCTGATGCCCACCAAGCACGCTCCAGCCTGCGCATGTTCTCGTCATGCTTTGTAGGTTTTTTGTGTGGTTTTGTGGTGGCTGCATCTTGGTCTGGCACGGCCACGCAGGTAGTCGCTGGGCCTCCGAACTTAGTCGTGCCCATCTCGATCACCTCCAGCTTGAAGTAGATCGTCTCACCTTTGCTTGGCAGCTCGCGCTGCTTGGTGACTGTCACCGACCGAACACCGTCCTTCTCGCTGACCTCGATCTCGGTGTCGATGTGCGCCCGGATGCCGGACCAGCCGCGCGCGCCTTTGGCTGCGTCCTTGCCGTTGTGGTGGATGATCATCATGGCAGCGCCTGTGGCCGTGGCCACCTGGTCGAATCTGGCCATGACTGGCCCCATGTCCTCGCCGCTGTTTTCGTTCGCGCCTGCGCTCATCCTGGCCAGCGTGTCGCCAATGATCAGGCGCACCGGCTTGCCTTTGATCTGCTCGATGGCCCTGACCATCTCGATCACGTCGTGGGCATCCTGCGCGCCGGAGTAGAAGTTCATCGGGACCGGCACCATCGCCAGGTTCTCCAGGTTGCAGCCGTAGAACTTCTTGATGGCCTGCATACGGGACCGGATGCTGGCCGGGGCTTCGCTGGCCAGGTAGACCACCAAGCCTGGATCGGTCTTGCGGCCGTAGCAGTCTGATCCGGTGGCGATCGCTGTGGCCACCGACAGCGCCCAGAATGTCTTGCCTGAGTTGCTGTCGCCGTAGACCACCACCGAGCTTCCGATGGTCATCAGGCCTTCGACCAGTTCGTCCGGTGCCTCGTAATTGCTGCCGAGCTGGTCGCCGAAGACCACCTGCAGCTTGTCGATCACCTCCGATCCGGTCTGCTGCACCAGCAAGCCTGTCAGATCGTGCCCGGCCTGGGTATAATCGTTGGCATCCATTCCCTCGATTGGAGGGATGACCACGCGCGCGCCGAACTTGGCGCTGGCCTGGTCAGCGTACTTCTGGCCCACGCCGTGCTTGTCGTTGTCGGCCACGATCACGATGTCCTGGGTCACGCCGTACATCTCGCGCAGGGTACCAGTGACCGGCACCAGGCTGCTGGCGCTGTAGGACACCACGCACGGCCTGCCGGTTGTCTCGTGGATCGTGGCCGCTGTTGCGAACCCTTCGGCCACATAAAGCACGCCAGGCTCATCCAGTGAGCCTACCATCCAAAACTTCCCACCAGCCTCGCCACCTGGGTGGTATTTTTTATCGCTACCGCCGTCTTGCTTTGGCGCAATGTATTGCAGCGAGCAAAGGGTGCCGTCCTTGTCGAACAGCGGAACCATCAGCCGGCCATCGCCTGTGATTCTGGCACCGTGCGCCTGGATGCCTTTGCGCTTGAGGTAGGGGTGGTCTGGACTGGCTGCAGACGCCTGGTTCCAAATGGTCTCAACGGTGGACGCTGCGACCTCGTACTGCTTTTCGATAGCCGCCTCGCGCAAGGCCTTGGCCTCTGCCAGCCGCCTGGCGTGTGCCATCTCTTCGCTGGCTGTCAGCTTCCTGCCAACGTCTGCGCGCCAAGGTGACTCGAATCCCATGCGCCAGCAACCAAATCGCCCGGCCGGAACGCCATCCCCGAAGACCAGGTACCAGCCCGGCTTATCGCTGCCCTTGTTGCCGCTGCCCTTGGTGCCAGACTTGAAGCGGTGGATCTTACCGTCCATGTGAATCTGGTCTGGAGGTTCCAGACCTGCTTCGACCATGGCGGTGCGCAGCTGATCTTCAGGCGTGGCCAGAATCTTGTCTGGTGGTGGCGACCATGGGCCGCCGAGGATGTTACTTAAATTTCCATCGCTCACAATAATTTCCCTATGCTTTGCATGTACTCAACTGGGTGCTTTGCACCTTTTTTTATATTGCACATGGCTTCATTAAATCAGCCATGTGTCACCCCCTGACCCTGCAGGTAGTCTGACAAGCGCTTCACTACATCGTAGGAAACCGCCTTCATGTCACCTCGCTGCACCCGCCAGACAGTGTCATAGGACAGGCCGGTGGCGTTGGCCACCACCCCAGGCTTTCGGTCGGCCAGCAGTTGCTGGACTTGTTCGAGGGTCATCATTTTGTGCAAACTCCTAAAATAATTCGGTAGAGTGCTTGCACTGTACCAGAAAACGCGGTACAGTTGCAATTACTGCGCGAACGGAATTGGCCGAAGGCGCAGCAACCCTGAAGGAGATGCCTGATGGCAATCAACGTAAAAACGACCGGCAGCCTGGCTGCCAACGGTGTGAAGGTGCTCGTCTACGGGCAGGCTGGCGCTGGCAAAACCAGCCTGGTCAAGACGCTGCCCAGCCCCATCGTTCTCTCGGCCGAAGGTGGCCTGCTGTCCATCCAAGACGCAGACCTGCCCTACATCGAGATTAGCGACATGGACACGCTCAAGGAGGCTTACACCTGGCTGACCACAGCAGACGAGGCCAAGGCTTACCAGTCGGTGGCCCTGGACTCGATCAGCGAGATCGCCGAGGTGGTGCTCAACGCCGAGAAGAAGGCGACCAAAGACCCACGCCAGGCCTACGGTGCGATGCAGGAGCAGATGGCCGACATCATCCGGGCCTTCCGCGACCTGCCCGGCCGCCACGTCTACATGAGCGCCAAGCTGGAGAAGACGCAGGACGAGATGGGCCGGGTGCTGTATGCGCCCTCGATGCCCGGCAACAAGACCGGCCAGGCGCTGCCGTACTTTTTCGACGAGGTGCTGGCGCTGCGGGTCGAGAAGGATGGCGAAGGCGTCACCCAGCGCGCCCTGATGTGCGACAGCGACGGCCTCTGGCTGGCCAAGGACCGCAGCGGCAAGCTGGAAGCCTGGGAAGCGCCGGACCTGGGCGCGATCATCGCCAAGATGCAGGGAGGCAACTGATCATGGCCCTGCCCGACAAACTGACCGACAACCTCAACGAGTTGTCCAGCATGTGGCTGGCCGCCAAGGAGGCCGAGAAGGAGGCCACCGACGACCGCCGCAAGATCGAGGACCGCATTAAGAGCTTAGTGGGTTTTGCCGAGAACAGCGAAGGCACCGAGACGGCCGAACCTGACCAGTTCACGATCAAGATCGTCGGCCGCATCGACCGCAAGGTCGATGGCGACAAGGTGCAGGAACTGGCCGCCGAGTTCGGCCTGACCGAGCACCTGGCCAGCCTCTTCCGGTGGAAGCCGGAGATCAACATGGCCGTCTGGAAGGCGACGGACGAGGCCATCACCAAGCCACTCGCCGCAGCAATCACGGCCAAGCCTGGCCGCCCCTCATTCACCATCACTCGCAAGGAGAAATAAACATGGCGTTCCTCGGACAAACCTTTGACGCAAACGAACTGCCCCAGGGCAACGGTGGCAACTACGATCCGCTGCCTGCTGGCTGGTACAACGCCAACATCACAGCCGCCGAACTCAAGCCAACCAAGGACGGCTCAGGCCAGTACATTAAGGTTCGATACGACATCACTGGGCCTTCCCACCAGGGCCGCGTGGTGTTCGGTAACCTCAACATCAAGAACGCCAGCGCCAAGGCCGAAGAGATCGGCCGCCAGCAACTTGGCGAGATCATGCGTGCGATCGGCCTGGCCAAGGTCACCGACACCGACCAACTGATCGGTGGCAGCCTGTCGATCAAACTTGATGTGCGCGCCGCGACCGAGCAATATGCTGCTCAGAACGAGGTCAAGGGCTTCAAGGCGATCACCGGCAGCGCGCCGACCTTCGCAGCACC